AACTCAACCCACCAAGTACGAGCTGCATCTGTACCCCACCCATCATCTCGCCATGAATGCGCTGCAAGCCAAGGGGCGCTCCACGCCTACTGGGCGCATCAAGCTGAGCCGCATGACGTACGACGACGCGAACGGGAACGTGGCGTTCTTCAGAAGCATCGGCAAGCTCGACGACATCCACTCGCTGCTTGGCCTCGAAGTCGACGAATGCCGAGTCCACGGACCGATCGAGGCGTGGGCAGCGGAGGCGCTAAACGCCGTCAAGCACCCGGAGTTCCGCTTCCGCGTCAGGGCCAAGGTGTTTGAGAGCGAAGTCTGAGCGCTTCGACATCGCTGATGCGTACGCCTCGCCGCGCAAGACGGTGGTCGTCGCCATCACGTGTCCGCTCACCGACGAGCTTCGTGCGGAACTACGCGGGCTCGACGTGCTCCTGCTCGAGCGACGCGACCCGCTGCTCCTGAAGCTGCTCATCAGGCACCTCAAGGCCGCTTTGCGCAGGGACTGAGACCCTCTGTGGATCCAGGCGATCTTTAGAATCGCAGGGCTCCCCGCGATGAACCAGTGGGGGGGCGGGGGCCCGTTCTGCCTGGCGCCGCGTCGCTCTTCAATTATTGCCTGCGGAAGTGCCCCGGGTCAACGGGTACCCACCCTGCGCCTGTCAGCCTTCCGTCAGCCTCTTCGCCGCCTGCTTCCGGGCGACCCGCTTGTCCCATTTGCGCCGCCACATCGCGCGTTTCGCGGCCTGGATGTCGTGCCAATCGAAGCCGTTGCGTAGCTGCTCGCCCTGCAGCATGCGGAAGTGGCGGACCAGGCGCACGAAACCGCGCTTGGTCACGTAGAAATACTCGGTCTTGTCGGGTTTCGTCGTGAAGCTGTGCAGGATGCGGCGCTTTTTCGCCCACTGATGCACCGCTCGGGGGTCGACGTTCAGAAATTTTGAGATTTCTCCCGTGTAGAAGCGCTCGAAATGCGGGCGTTTGGGCTCGGGCTCGGGTTTTGGGGGCTCGGGAGGCAGATCCGGTGGTTTCGGCACCAGCGGGCCCAGGTTTTCCCAATTGACCAGGCTGGCTGGACGTATGGCGCGGGGATATGCCATATTGATTGACAGGATTTTGTCAGCATCCTCCCACGCCGTCGAACTGACCAATGAAATCCGCAGCGAAAAGGCTCGGGAGGACCGGCTCGCGCGCATGACGGAGCTGGAAGACGAGGTTTTCGTCGAAGCTTCGGGCATCGTGAGCGCGGCCCTCGCTTTCCACGAGGTCTCGCCCGAGCAACGGGACCCGCCGCCCGAGTGGGTGCAGCAGCTGGGCGAGGAAGCCGCGCGGCGCAAGCTCCAGCTGGCCAAGCTCATGTGGATGAAGCGCGCCGACATGCCCGGCGGCGTCGAGCTCGCGAGCAAGCTCCTGGTCGGCATCGCGCGCGGCCGCGGACACCGAGGCAAGGTCACGATCCGCGAGCTGAACGCCACCATCAACCTGCCAGCCCCGACGAGCGCGGGGCATCCCGGCGGCGTCGTTTACCCGACGAAGGACATCGAGTAGGGAGAGACATGGGACTCAGGCATCCAGCAACCCCGCTGTGTGGAGCATGCGGAAAACCCGTCGAGGCCATGACATGCGAGTGGTCGCCAGCCACACTTTCGATTCTGGTCACTGCGAAGTGCCACGGCCAGGAGACGTCCTTCACGCTCACCGAGCAACAGGTCGAGCGAGACCCGCGACTCATGACGGAGCCCATGGCGGTCTTCGTGTCGGAGTCGCAGCGCGCAAACCCGGAGGCTTGTATCCTCGGCGACTTCACCCGGTCCGTCAGGCTGGAGGACTGTCCGTGCAAACTCTGCAAGAAGACCATGCACTTCGCTCGCCACTTCCGCAGGAGCTTCGAGCGGCAGGTTGCTCAGATATTCGAGCAGGCTCACAGCACCATGCCGGCTGCGATACTGAAAGAGCCCCGCCCATGCGAATGCGGCGTCAAGCACACGGGCGGCCTCCACTCTGACTGGTGCCCGGCGCGGTGATTTCCGCAGGCCAAATTCCTGACAAGAGGCTGACATGACCCTCGCCCTCGGCACCCCCATGCTCCGCCTCGACGACGGTAAGCCCGGACTGGTAGAGGACGTGGGCGGCGAACCCCGCATCGTCTACCACGACCGCGCCGACCGCCTCATCGCCGGCAAGCAGGAGAAGTGGGTGCCGTACGCGCCCGTCCCGACTTCGCGGCTTCGACCCGAGGAGATGCGAGAGGTCGCGCTCGAGGCGGATCGCGCGCTTCGGGCCATCGAGCGCCACGAGCCCCGCCGCTGGTGGCAGCCGGTGGACGAGAAGGCCACGCCGCACGACCAGGGTCTCGTGGAGGTCATCGTCGCGTACCTGGCGGAGCGAGCCTGACGTGGACGAGCTCGTGTTCTGGAAGGACATGGACGCGCGCTGCCGGCGCTTCGAGATTTCTTTCGACGCGCGCGAGCCCCTGCCCTGGCTGGTTCAGGTCCACGCGGCGCCCATGGGCGGCGAACCTTCGAGCGGCACGGGACGCGGCGGCACGCTGAACTTCGCGGCGGTGCGCGCGCTCATCGACCTCGGCGATGCTCGATAGAAGCCTCTACGCGCCGAGCCCGTGGGCGGTTCGCTTTCACGAGGCGCAGGCCGACGAGATACTGGGCGGCGGCTCCGCGGGGCCCGGCAAGTCGCTGACGCTGCTCTGGGACCCCATCGTCAATCAGGCCGTGGTCGAGCACGCGCGCTGCACCGGGCAGTTTCTCGACCGACTGTCGCCGTTTCTCGCCGACCTCTGCCGCAAGCACCCGATCCGCCCGGGACAGAGCGAGGGACACGCGCTCAGCATGCGCCGCACGATGCCGCAGCTGCAGGAGACCATCGACCGCTCCATCCGCATGTTCCCTCTGATCGACCCCGGGGCGACGTACTCGAAGGAGCTCCACCGCTGGACGTTTTCGAGCGGGTTCAAATACACCTTCGGCCACTGCCGCGAGAGCAACTCCCACGAGGACTACCTCTCGAAGCAGTACACCGGCCTGTGGCTGGACGAGGCCTACCAGTTCCTGCTCAAGCAGTACCAGGAGCTCAGCGCACGCGTCCGCTCTGCCGACCCCGTGCTTCGGCATCAGTTGCGCATCTGCCTGATGAGCAACCCCTCGCCGGGCTGGCTCAAGGAGACCTTCGTGGACCCCGAGCCCAAGGGCGAGACCCTGCTCACGTCGAAGGTGACGGACCCGACGACGGGCGAGGTGTTCAAGCGCACGCGGCTGTTCCTGCCGGCGAAGCTCGACGACAACCCCGACAAGGCCTTCGTCGCGCAGTACAAGGTCAACCTGCTCGCCAAGCCTGCGCACATGCGCGCACGTTACCTCTACGGCGACTGGAACAGCATGGAGGGCGGGTTCTTCGAGGACGACTACAACCCCGCCGTTCACGTCATCGAGCCGTTCAAGGTGCCGCGCGAGTGGCCCAAGTTCCGCATGATGGACTGGGGCTACAAGTCGCAAGGCGTCATCCTGTGGGGCGCGCTCGACCCCGACGAAAACCTGTACATTTTCTTCGAGTTCAACTTCCGCCTGATGGACGCTTCCGAGGTCGCGCTGCGCGTCGTCGACATCGAAAAGCGCTTCGGGTTCTGGAACGATCGCGAGCGCCGGAGCCGTCTCGTGGGCGTCGCCGATACGCAGCTCTGGGAGGAGCGCGGCAACAGCGGGCAGCCCATGGCCGCGGACTTCGCGCACAAGGGCGTGCACTGGACGCCGGCAGACAAGGGACCGGGCAGCATCGCGCGCAGCGCCGAGCGCATCTGCGCGCGCCTTCGCGACTACGACAAGACGAGTCCGCCGGGCCTCATGGTATTCAACAACTGCAGGAAAACGCAGGAGATGCTGGCCTCCATCGCGGTCGACGAGAACGACTCGACGGTGCCCGACAAGAAGAGCCCGCTCAAGCACTGGTTCGATGCGCTCGGGTACGGCTGCGCGCGCGCGTCGCGCGGACGCGGGTCGATCCCCATGGAGACCCACGTCTTCGACATGGCCGACGACGACCCCGAGTACCGCCCCGCGGCAGCCAGTGGGTTTGGTTATGGGAGCTGACCCAAGGATAGGCTGGCGCTATGGCTGTTCCGCGTGTAATAGTCCTTGACTATCGATGCCGCGCGAAGATGACACCCGCGAGGAGATGCCCGAAGGGGAGCAAGACGACGTCTTCTCCGTTGGACAGGAATCTCCAGCGGAGCCCGAGTTCGAATACGATGAAGAAGCGCTGAATCTCGTCACCGAGTTCAAGGCGAACCCCGAGGGCCAGGCGGCGCTGAAGCGCATCGGCATGATGTGCCTCGAAGACTTCGATCAGGCGTGGCGCGCGCAGGAGAAGTTCCGCGAGGACATGAGCAAGACCTGGAAGCTCTTTACGGGTCAGCTCGATGCCAAGAGCGACCCGGCGCTCGCGCACATGTCCAACGCGCACGTGCCGCTGCTCATGGAGAACACCATCCGCATGGTGTATCGCCAGAACTACGAGCTTTTCGGCAACTGGACGAACGTCTTCGGCGTGACCCCCATCGGGCCCGACGACGAGGACACGGCGAAGCTCCTGACCCTGCACGGTAACTGGCAGATCCGCAAACGCATCCCCGACTTCAAGCGCGAGCTCGGCCACCGCGGCCTGCTCATCTTCGACCTATTCGGTGACCTCTGCGTTCACAGCTACTGGGACCCCGAGCGCAAATACAATCGGCACGAGGTGCTCACCGCGAACGAGTTCGTGACGGCGAACGCGCACGTCTCGACGATGCCGGACTATTCCGACGTGCCCTGGGTCGCGAAGCTACTGTTCATGAGCGCGCATCGGCTGCGCAAGATGGACGGCGGCTGGGAGGACGTGGCCACGGTGCTCAAGGGACTGCCGCCCGCGTGGGACGCGGCGCTCGGCAACCAAGAGTTCCGCGAGATCGTGGACAAGGGCCAGGGCGTGGACTCGGGCGAGTACGTCAAAGGCGAGTACGAGCTGC